TTTAACACATAATTTACATTCATTTCTAAATCCATCTCTTGAAGATGTTTTTTTATGAAATGCAGTATATTCTTTTTCTTCTTTACATAATCTACATATTTTCATAATTTGTTTTTTATCTTTATATATTAAAATATGAATGGTGAGAAAATAAAAAACCCATCTCAATTCTTTGAAATGGGTTATTTTTATTTTCTTAAATATCTATTAGTAATACATATCTTCCCACCAATCCGCTACAAAATTTGCAGTTACATCAATAATTTCTTGTGCTGTCCAATCAAGATCTTCCCAACCAGTAAATTCTTGAATTTGTACATTGTGATAAGTTACTCTTCTAATAATGTGACCTTCTTTATCATGATGATGAATAACAATAGTTGAAATAATATTTTTCTTATAATGAACTGAACCATCAGCATTATTCCAAACAAGATCATACCAATCTTTCATCATTCTCCAAGTAAATGCTTGATATTTGTCATTTTGATTTATATTAAATTTGATTGAAAATTCAGTTGAAGTAGAAGGTGGAAATTTTAAGAATTTTCTTGTTGAATATTTAAAATTTTGTTCTAATGATTCAATTTTTGGATATGTTGGAAATTTAGTTGTCACAGTATTTTCTAAAAGTAAAGTTTGATGACCAGGATGCAAAGCTGCAATTGCAGTAGGTAATATAATTACTGCTTCAAATAAGTTTTTATAAACTGGATCCCAGATCTGATTATGCGATTGAATATTTGTAAAATGTGGTAATGGCATATGTTTTTAATTATTTTTTGTCAAATCATTTTTCACAATGATTTTATATATATTCTATATATTAATTTTAAAAATCATTTTTTTCATATTAATATATTTTCTCTATATTCTATATTGTTATTAACATATATATTAAAATTATTTCTTGTAAATTAATTTATTTTTTAAATATAATCATGAATTATTGGAAATAATCTTATCTATTATGAATAATTTAATTTTTTCATATTCATTGTCCCATTGTTCTTCCCAAATATGATATAATTTTATTCCTTTTTTTAATGCTTTTCTTGATTTAGAAAAATGATACCCAGGAAGTTTATATTTTTCAGAATGCCAATAAGTACCATTAAATTCAAATCCTAAATTAATATCTGGTAACAAAATATCTATTTCTTTCCCATCTAATATCTTTCTGTCAGAGGTAATAATTTTTCCATTATAATTTTCTTTAATAAAATCAAACATTTTAATTTCTTTACCAGATTTATGAGAATTTATAGGATTACAATTAACACACATTTCAACATTGTATTTTAATCTACAATAAAATGTTTTTTCACATATTTCATATATTTTATTACATTTATCACATTTTATATAAAAAATTGTACCATCTCTCATTAAAAAATTAAATTGATGTTTATTAAATAATTGAAATTTTTTAATTGAAATTTTTAATTTTATCTGTTCATTTTGTGCAGGTCTTTTAACTCCATATCTTTTTAAATTAGTTGTTTCTTGTTTTTTTAATTGTTCTTTATTTTGTAAATGATAATCAACTCCATAATGTTTCTGAGTTGTTTTTATAGATTTTTCTTTTATTTCTTCTAATTGAAAAATATTATCAACTCCATATTTTTTTTTAATTGTTTTCTTTAATTTATTGTAAATTTCTTTACTTTGTAATGGATACTCAACTCCATATTTTTTTAGATTAGTTTTTTTATTTTTAATTGAAGAACATTTTCTACAAGTATAAAAATTATATTTGTTGTAATTTTTATAATATTTTTGAATTGATAAATTTGTTTCTTGTCCACAAATAGCACAAATAGCAGTTATTCTTTCTTTTGAATTATGATTAATATCTTCAATTTTTATTAAATATTTTTTATTAAATTCTTCAAATTCATATTTATCAATATATTGATTTTTGTTTCTGTGTGTAATATTTATTTTTACCTCTTTTTCTTTCATCATTATAATCTATATATTAAAATTGTAATTGATGATGAATTTTTTAATATATAAAAAAAAACAATAAATTATAAATGACTAAATATTTGAAGAATATAATCATTTTTCTTATTCAATTAATAGAAAAATATGAATTCAGAAATATAGATAAAAATGAAATAGATTTATTAAAGAAAATTGTTGATATTATTCCATTAAAAAATAAATCAGTTAAATCAGATTATGGATTTACTCCAACAAGTGAAATTATTAGAACTATTCCACTACAAAGATATGAACTTGAATTAGAAAATGGAAATAAGTTAGAATGTGCTGATACACATATAGTTTATTGTAAAAATCATATTGAAAAATTTGTTGTTGATTTGACTAAAAATGATTATGTCTTAACAAATACCGGAGAAAATAAAGTGAAACATATTAAAAAATTAAGAGGTAAATTATCTATGTTTGATTTAACAATTGATGGTCCAGAACCATCATATTATGGTAATAATATACTGAATCACAACACAGTTTCTGCATCAATTGTATTATTACATTTTGTATTATTTAATAATGAAAAAAATTGTATGATTGTGGCCAACAAAGGGAAAACAGTAAAAGAAATTATTAGAAAAATAAAAGAAATTTATAAAACATTACCATTTTTCTTAAAAAAGGGAGTAATAAATTGGAATGAAAAATCATTAGCTTTAGAAAATGGGAGTAGAATTCAAAGTGAAAATAGAGTAAAAGAACCATCAATTGGATTTACAATTGATTTACTCTACCTCGATGAATTTGCAAAAGTACCAAATAACATTATTGAATCATATTATGGTGCTGTTATCCCAACTGTTTCATCAGTAAAAAATTCTAAAATTATAATTACTTCTACACCATTAGGTTATAATTTATTTCATAAATTATTAACAGATGCAGAAAGAACTGAGGATGATCCAGAAAAGAATATGTATGAGGCAATGCGAGTTTATTGGCATCAAGTAGCGGGTAGAAGAGATGTGAGAATATTTCCATTAGCATATAAAATGAAAGAATATAAAATAACTCAGGAAGAATTAATTGAATTTTTACATATTCAAAGATTTAATATTTATAATGAAGAATTTAATAATAAAAATTGGATATGTGTAAAACATGATTTAGATAATGATAAAACATATATACATAGAATTAGAGGAATGAGAATAAACATAAATGATAAAATGGTTCCTTTAAATGATTTATGTATCATAACAAATTGGCAAGAAGAAGAAACTAAATTAATTGGTGGAGAAAATATGTTTAATCAGGAATATGATCTTCAATTTATTACTAGTGATAAATTATTATTTACAAGTGAACAAATGGAGAAATTTAAGAAAGATTCAATAGATTTTAAACATATAGATTTTAAAGAATTAAATAAACGGTTAATTCTTCCATATAACAATTTAAAATGGTTAACTGGTAAGAATGATATATTTGATCCAACAAAGATAAAAGATTATCACATTTTTGCGGCAATTGATTTGGGGGAAGGTTTGGCACAAGATTATTCTGTCTTAAATATTTTTAGATTATTACCAAAACCTCCAGATTTAATAGAAAAAACTCATGATGAATTATCTACTATTTATGAATTCTTTTATTTAGAACAAATAGGTATGTTTAGAGTTAATAATTGGAGTATTAATGAATTTGCAGAATTATGTTATACTGTATTATTTGAATTATTTGATTCTGAAAAAGTAAAAGTAGTTCTTGAATATAATACATATGGTGCGACTTTATTATCTGAATTAATTCATATATTTAATGATGATAATAATTTTTCAAATGCTATATTTTTAAGATATAAACATAAGAAAGATGATAAATATGCAAAAGTTGGAATGAAAATAACTGGTGGAGAACAAGAAGCAAGTAAAAAATTATTAGTTAAAGCATTACAAGGTGCTGTTAAAAAACAAATGATAAAATTAAGAGAAAATGTAAATATTACTGAAATTTCAAAATTTAGTAAAACTGAAACTCCAAGTGGAAATTTCACATATAAATGCTCGGGGGGGCACGATGACTGTGCGATGACACTAGTTGGATTATCTTCAATATTTAATCATGTTCAGTATAAAAATATGATTGATGATTTATT